AAGTGACGAGGTTTTAAACACTTGGACTTTCGTTGGGGACGATTCATTTGATAAAACCCAAGAAGGTCAGATAGCTATTAGAAATCTATTCGTGCCTAGAGAAGATTATTCTTTAATATCTTTTGATTATTCACAAATGGAGGTAAGGGTATTCCTAAGCTATCTACAAAACGAAGATGTAAATCAAATGCTTACAAAATCAAACGTAGACTTTCATGGAGAAGCTGCTAAACTTGCATTTAATGTCACAGAAGATGATGATACGTTTAAAATGTTTAGACAAACTGCTAAAAGCATTACCTTTGGCACCATATATGGCATAGGTAATCAGAAATTAGGTATACAATTAGGTGTACCATCACAAGAAGCGGCAGATTATAAGAAAAGATATTTTGATGGTATCAAAGGTTCTAGAGAATTCTTTAACGCAGTCGTTAGAAAAGTAGAATTACTAGGACAGATTAAAAATAAATATGGTAGAGTATATAAAATACCTAAGAACTTAGGCTATAAAGGTATAAACTATCTTGTACAAGGCACAAGTGCCGACATTCTTAATGAAAGAATGATACAAGTACATAAATTATTAGAAAACTTTAAGAGTAATTTACTTTTACAAGTACATGATGAGATAATATGTGAGATACATAAGGATGAAATGGAGACATTACCAAACTTAATTAGGGATACGTTAGTAGAAAATACTCTACGCATACCTTTAGAAGTTGATATAGAAATATGTGAACCATCTTGGGCAGTAAAGAAAGATTATTTTAAAAGAAAAGATTCTATACAGGAAGAACCTGTAGTAGAAGTAAAAGAACAAAAATTAGTACATAGTATAGATTGGAGCTGACATGGAAGTTAAATTAAAGAAGGGTGAATCATTTGATAAAATGTTAAGACGTTTTACTAAAAAGGTTCAAAAAGAAGAAGTTATGGATGAATATAGAAAGAAACAAGTCTTTGAACCTAAGAGCGTTAAAAGACAACTACAAAAAGCTAATAAGCTAAGAAAGAGTAGGGAATCATGAATCTACATGATAAATTAACAGAATATTTAAAAGCAAGTGAAGAATCAGTTATGTTATATGATGAGTATGAAGATGCTTTTATTGGACTAGGATATAAACAATTTAGAGGTCCAGTAGCAGTATATGATGCATCAAAATGTATAGATATATTGATAGATCAATTTAAAGAAGATCCTAATTTAGAAGATGAAGATGATCTTTATGGGATGGCAATAGAATATTTTGATTACAATACAATGGGTGCATGGTATGGAGAAGAAACACCAATCTTCGTAACAGCTACTTTAGAAGAAATAGAAAGTAATATAGGAGATTAATATGACAGCAGGATGGGTAAATCCAAATGCTCCTTATGATTTTACAGAAGGACAATGGCAAGATAGAAAAAAGAACTACCCTAATTTATCAATGCCAGAATATAAACAATTAAAAGAATGGAAGGTAGAAGAAAAGATGGGGAATAAAAAATATAGTTTTACAGAAGCCTATAACAGAGAAGCTGATGAAAAAGAAGTAGGTATTGACGATATTATAATACCCGGTTTAAGTGAAGAAAAAAATACTGCCGATATAGATCCAGTACATTACCACATGGAGATAGAACCATGGGATTTTATACAGGCGAATAAACTTGACTTTGCACAGGGTAATGTGATAAAATATATATGTAGGTATAAAAATAAGAATGGTATTCAAGACCTCAAGAAAGCAAAACAATACATAGATATGTTAATTGATAAGGAGCTAAAGCATGATTCCAATAAGAAAAAATAATGGTACGGTTGTAGGAGAATATAACCCATCGACTAATATATTTATGAGAGATCGTAAAGACTCATCTACTTTAAATTTGACACATTTAAAAGATAATGATGGTAATAAGGAATTCAAGGCATCAACTTTTGATGAGCATTTAATAACAAATATAAAAAAAGCAGTAGTTGACTCTGGTAATAATTTAGATACGTTAGTTCTAGTGGATAATGTTAAAGAACTAAATATTACACGATCAATATCATATAAAGATTTTTTAACACATACAGATAATCTAAAAAAATTATTTTTACATAGAGGTAGAAATCCATATAATTATAAACAATATGAAATATTAATAAGGCACATGGAGGAGCAAAATGGCAAGACGTAATTGGAATAAATGTCATGATTGTGGAATAAAAGTAAATATAAAGAAACAAGCAAAGTCTGGACATGGTTATACTTGTACAGCATGCTATTTAAAAGATAGAAGGAGGGCTAAGAAAGATGGCTAAGATAGGAGTAAAATTAGGTTTTACTTATAGAGTAGGAAACCTAAATAACAACCAATATGGAAGAATAGATTTAGATATACATGATATAGATACTGATCTTCCTTTAGATGAACAACTTAATAAATCAAAAGAATATGCTGACAAGATATTTGAAACAGTAAAAGAACAAGTAGATACAAACTTGGATAAGATTTTGGAGGAAACTAATGAGTGAGATGACTAGAGCACAAGTCTTAGAAGATGTTTTAAAAGAAAGAGAAAGACAAGATTCAATGTATGGAGATCAAACTAAACACACAGATATGTATTGGAATGTCATTGCTACAGAAGAAAATGGAGAAGTAGCTAGGGCAATATGGGAAGAAGATGATGGACATATGTACGAAGAAATTATACAAGCATGTTCTGTTTACTTTGCATGGGCAGAAGCTATAAGAACTAGAGGGGACAAATGAAAGATACAGCAGAAAAAGCAATTGGAGAATTGTTAAAAGATAAAAATCTTAATTTAACTATGGGAGATAGTAATGTATTTGACTATGGTAGAATAGCTTTTGGTATCCCAGCACTAGATACTTTAACAGGTGGTGGCATACCTAAGAAAAGAATGACCTTAATATATGGTCCAACAAATGTAGGTAAGTCATACTTATCATCTCAGATAGTTGCACAAGTACAAAAACAAGGTGGTAGAGCAGCTTGGATAGATACAGAACTATCATGGGATTCTGATTGGATGAATAAATGTGGTATAGATGCAAGTAAAGTAGTAGTAGGACAACCATCAAGTGGTGAACAAGCTATGGATTCTATAAAAGCATTAGCAACATCAGGTGAATTTGACGTGATTGTATTAGATAGTATTGCAGGTTTAGTACCTGCTCAGAATATGGACGAGGATTTTTCATTCAGTCCTATGGCTTGGCAAGCAAGATTTGTCAATTCATCATTACCAAGACTATTACCTAGTCTACATAATGGAACTGCTTTAATTTGTATTAATCAGGTTAGGGCTAGCATGGGACCTACTGCATTAGCAAATATGCCGGGTGGTAAGGCTCAAACTTACTTTGCCCATTTCTTACTAGAAGTTAGAAGAAACGGGTGGATTGAAGAATCTGGTGAGAAAGTTGGATTTGATATGCAAGTAAGACTACGAAAGACTAAAGTAGGTGGACAAAACTGGAAAGCTGCTGCAGTTCCTTTCAGAGTAGATGGTGGTATAGATATATTAGAAAGCTATCTAAGAGAAGCTATAGAACAAGGATTTATTAAAAAAGCAGGTGCATGGTATACTTATGATGACGTAAAAGCTCAAGGTATGAATGGACTTAAACAACATTTTATAGATAGTCCAGAACTAGAAAAGAGGCTTTTAGATGACATTTCCTAGAGATTATACTGCTCAGGAGATGAAAGTTGCAGAAGTTCTTGATTCAACAGGGCTTAGATATGAAACCCAAGCTCCATTTGGTAAATATACTGTAGATTTCTATATAGCAGAAATAGATACAGTTGTTGAAGCTGATGGTGTTATGGGACATCTAAGAAAAAAAGATAGAGAACGAGATGCAGATTTAAAACAAATGGGCATAGAAAATATTATTCATATTAGATCAACTACTAAGACTAATATTAAGGAGGAAGTATGGCAGGCATTAAACAGCTTGGGAAAAAATCAATCGTAAGAGGGGTTCAAGATAGATGGTTATTAAAAGCTATAGATACACATCTTAATAAAAAGCAGAATCCTCCAAGACCGGGAGTATTTTTCCCATCTTCAGTCTCTAATCCTTGTGATAGATTCGTGTTTATGGCATATAATGGATTATTAGAAGTATCTACAATAAATGGTAATTTAGCTAGGATATTTGATAATGGTAGTTCTTTAGAAGATAGAGTAGATAAGTATTTTTCAAAAATGGGTATACTTCTAGGTAGAGAAATATCTTTGAAGAATGACTTACCTCCGATATCAGGACGTATGGACTTTTTAATTTCCCATGAAAAATATGGAACTGTACCTATAGAATTAAAATCTATAAACACTAGAGGTTTTGACAACTTAAAAGAAGCGAAACCTGAACATAAATTACAATTACATACTTATATGAATCTTTACAATAAAACTGCAGAGATTCCTGTATCCCATGGAATAGTATTATATGAAAACAAAAATGATCAAAAATTAAAAGCATTTTTACAAGAACTTAATGATAAAGTTTGGAATGATATATTAACTAGACTACTTAAAATTATGGATATGAGAACCATTCCTGAAAAATGTACAGGTGATAAGTGGTGCAAATGTAAGGAGGTTTAATGGAAGACGATAAATGGACTCCAATAAAAGCTCTCGGTAGAGCTAGGCAATCAATTAATGAATTACTTATTAATGAATTAGTAATTGATAAATCTGATAAACCCGAATTAATGTTTTCGCAAGTATATAATGCGAACAATGAGAAGTTAGAAGAGTTTCTAGTAATGTATAGTGGATACAAAGCATATTTAGAAACAGAGATCTCAAAAAGAGAATCAGAAAGAAATGCTTTGGAAGCAGCCTTTGAAGAAGGTTACTCTAAAGCTATGTATACTCTATACCAAGAAAGAGAGAATGGAGGTAAGAAGAAACCCGTAAAAGATGAAATTAGAGGTGAAATCTTTAGTAAGTATCCCGGACTTGAAAATAGAAGAAAAGAAATAATAGAAAAAGAAATAGCTTTAAAAGAATTATCAGGGCTATTAAATACATATACAACTGCATATAATACTATAAGTAGAATCGTAGCCTTGAGAACATATGGAGGTGAGAAATGATACTCGGAGTAGACTGTTCATCAAGAGCAATACATGGTGCTGTTGTTAACGATAAAGAAGAATTAGTAATGCAATTTAGAACTGAGAAAGTTGGTGCTAAAGAAGAATTTAATGAAAGATTCTTAAAAATTGTTGATAATTTTTCAGGGATATTAAGTAAAATAAGTATAGAGAAAGCTTTTGTAGAAGCTGCAATTTATATACAAAACCCAAAATCCACAATTGAAATAGCTAGAGTTGTAGGTGGTGTTCAATTAGCATGCCACAAAAATCGTGTACCTTGTCAATTAGTAGACAACACAAAGTGGAAGAAACAAATAGTAGGTAAAGGTAACTGCTCTAAAACTCAAATCATGGAATTTGCTGTGGATAAATGGGGAGATATATTTTTAGAACAAGACTTTGCAGATGCAGCTTGTATTGCACTGTATGGATTAAAGGAGAGTAAAGATGGGAATTCCTAAAGGATATAAGAAAACTAGCGATGATATGAAATTTTTCTATTCATCACCTAGAAAAAAAAGCAAGACTAAACCTAAAGATAGTTTACCAAAGGGTACAACTGCAGAAAAATTTAAAGAGAAATACGCCAAAGTAGTTTGGTGTGATTATTATTCTTGCATACATAACGAATCTCCTGAAGGAGCTAGTAGAAAAATAGGAACTATATTAGAGAATCCTAACTATCAACCTCTTGGAACACAAGATGAATCTTGGAAAGGTGTATGTAATAAGAAAGAAATAGGTATAAGATTTAAAACTATAACAGGAGCAGGTAACTTAAAACACAAAGTTCCAGAATGTTTTAATGCCGCATCTAATAAAACAGGTAGAATGGACATGAGTAGATTAATGCAGGGTGGATCCGCAATAGGTGGTAGTATAGAATCACAAAGTGGTGATCAAGGCTATACCAATTATTCATTTGGTTCTAAATGGGAGGGTAAATAATGCCTAAAAACTATCCTGAAGAAGTGAAATTAGCAGCCCTTGAATTATTTTTAGATAATAAAACAGGAGATGAAATAGCTATTACTATAAATAAAGAGTTTGATCTTGAAGTAAAAGCTCCAACTATATATGCTTGGGCAAAAAAGTATGACTGGAAGAGTGAAAATGCTTCTATGACAACTAAAGCAAAAGAGATTGTTAAAGAAAAACAAAGTCAAAGAATTGCTAGATTACAAGGTGAGCATTTAGATTCCTATGAAAAAATGAGGAAGAAGGCTGAATCTGAATTACAGCTTCTAGACTTTGAAAGAGCTTTTGAAGCAGTAAAAGCTATAGACATCGGTATACAAGGTGAAAGAAAAACTGTAGAAGGTATGATAAACTTACAATTTGTACAAGATGTTTTAAATGTATTAGTGGAAGAAATTACAGATCCAGATCTTATAACAAAAGTTGCAAATAGATTACGAACATTAGTTGCGGAGAGAGATGACATCGAATAATAAAAAACAAGAATTGGTTACATTTGGAGATGCTTTTGATAAATTAGCTGCCGGTATTACTACAGGCAATGTATCATATAAAGTTGGTAGCTTTTATGAGTTTCTTAGAGATGTTTGGTCACAAAGTTTTGATAACCCAGAATACTTTGGTGCTTGGCACGTTGGGGTTCTTGCTGAAGATATTGAAGATTGTTTAGAAAAAGGTCTTAATTATGTAGCAGTGTTACCACGTTTTCATTTTAAATCTACTATATTAGGACACGCTTTCAGTGTTTGGAGATTGTTAAAAGCAAAAAGAGATATGTCTGTGCTTTATTTGTCTTACAGTGATGGAATGGCTAGATATCACTTACAAGAAATAAACAAGAGTATAAATAGGAATCCACAATTGTTGGATATGATGGACAATAGATCTCCAAAAGCAGACTATTCATTTAGATATCATGTAAATAAAAGACCAGTTGAAATTATGCATGGTGGATTATTCTCTTTCAAAAGAGGTATGCATGTTAATGGTGCTTTAATTGCTGATGACGTATTAAGAGATCCTGAAAACCCTCTTAACACTGGTCAGATAACTAAAGTTGAAGACCATTTTATGACAGAAAGTTTATTCATTCCACTAAAAGGTGTACCTGTAATTGTATTAGGTACTCCTATGATGCCGGGAGACTTATTAAGTAACCTGCAAAAAGATGATAGATTTAAATCAAGAGTATTACCTGCATTAGATCCCGAACCGGGAAGAAGAGTATTAATGCCAGAATTATATAGTGAGAAGTGGTTATTAGATCAGCAAAGAGCAAGACCAAAATCATTTGCTTCTGAGTTTTTATTAGTACCCCATTTTGCAACAGAGGCATATTTTAATGAAGAAGATATAGTTAAATGTGAAGATGAAACTTTAAAGACTTTTTCAGCACATCAACCTTTTAAGACTGAAGCAGGGGATCAACTATTCGCAGGATTTGACGTAGGTAAGAAAAGACACCCATCACATCTAGTTATATTTAGAAGACGGGGTGATAAGATGGAACAGGTTCATCAATCATGGTTAGATGGATGGAATTATTCAGATCAAATTCAATATTTGAATGAAGTCGCTGAGAATTTCAACTTAGAAAAAGGATATATAGATAATACAAGAGGTGAGTTAGAAGATAGGGGACTAAATACTGTATGGCACTCTATGACTTTTTCAGTGAAAAGTAAACGAACTATGGCACAAATATTTGAAGAATATGTCATGTCAGAGAATTTAAGTTTGGTAAGAGATGAAAGGCAGAAACAGCAAATATTATCTGTTAGTAATGATCTTAAAGCACCTGAGACCCCTATGGGGCATGGAGATGCTTTCTTCTCAATAGCTATGGCATTACAAGCAGCTTATGAAACAACTATCTACAGATATGAAAGTTTAGGTAGTGCTGCTGATTGGTTAGATGCAGTAGACCCTGACGATAAAAAAGATGTAGAAGAAAAAACAAAGTTACCTGACCTGTCAAAATGGACAGGAAATGAGTATAATAGTAAGACAGAAGAATCACAAACAGCCCCCAACCCAGACTGCAAAGAGATGGTATGTATGCCTAGCTTTTGGGTACAAGAAAGAAATTTATGTCTGTACTGTGGGTACAGAGGATAGAGAAAGGAGAACACATTGGTCACGCAATTAACACAACAAGCAGAAACAGTCGCAACAAGTCGGTACTACTTAAAAGACGAAAACAATGAAGTTATCGAAACAGCAGATGACATGTTTGAAAGAGTAGGTCAAGCTATAGCAAAAGTAGATATGCAACTATATAGTCAGCTAGCTGCTGATGCAGCATTAACAGCTATAGATTTTACAGACATAATGAAGAGCTTAAAGTTTATACCTAACTCACCTACATTAATGAACGCAGGAACTGAGCAAGGAACTTTATCAGCATGTTTTGTACTACCTTTAAAAGATAGTATGGAAGACATTATGAAAACTGCTCACGATATAGCTATGGTTCAAAAATTTGGAGGTGGTACAGGATTCTCTTTAAGTGAACTAAGACCAAGAGGTGATCGAATAAAGACAACGCATGGTATTGCATGTGGTCCAATACAAGTATTACAAACACTATCAAGAGTATCTTCTATGATTACTCAAGGTGGTAAGAGAGATGGTGCTAATATGGCAGTGATGTCAGTATACCATCCTGATATTTTAGACTTTATTGATTGTAAAAAAGTAGAAGGTGATATACACAACTTTAATATTTCAGTAGGAGTGGATGCAGAATTTATGAAAGCAGTTGAAGCAGGTATAAAGTATTCACTAATCAATCCTAAGAGTAAACAAGTAGTAGGTGAATTAAATGCTAGAGAGGTATTTGATAAAATAGTATATGGAGCATGGAGAAATGGTGAACCGGGAATGATATTCTTGGATAATGTTAACAAAGATAACCATGTAAAAGCGGAATATGGTGAAATGATTGCTACAAATCCATGTGGAGAACAACCTTTATTAGGAAATGAGTCTTGTAACTTAGGTTCTATCAACCTAGCAAAGTTCTATCACGAAGATTATAATGATGTTGATTGGTATGAATTAGAAAAAACTGTAAAATCAGCAGTGCATTTCTTAGATAATGTAGTAGACGCAAATAAATACGCTACTCCTGAAATAGAACAAATGACTAAAGCAACTAGAAAAATAGGTCTAGGTGTAATGGGCTTTGCAGATCTGTTAATTCAGCTAAAAGTTCAGTATAATAGTATAGAGGGGCGTAAATTAGGTAAAGATATTATGTCTTTTATAAGAGAGAAGGCTGATTTACAGTCTAAGAAAATAGCTAATGAGAGAGGTGTATTTCCTGCATGGGACAAAAGTGACTATGGAGAAGATGAAAAATACAGAAATGCCTGTAGATTAACAGTAGCTCCAACAGGAACTATCTCCATGTTAGCAGATACTTCTAGTGGTATAGAGCCAACCTTTGCTCTAGCTTGGAAAAAGTCAAACATACTAGAAGGACAGACTTTGTATTATGTGAATAAATACTTTGAGGCAGATGCTAAAAAACATGATTTTTATTCAGAAGATTTAATGGAACATTTATCTCAAGGTGGTTCTTTACAAATAAGAGAAGATGTACCACCATGGGCAAAAGAAATATACATTACTGCTCCTGAGATATCTGCTGAAGATCATGTTGAGATGCAGTCAGCTTTCCAAGAGGATTGTGATTCAGGTATATCAAAAACAATTAACTTTCCTAACGAAGCAACTATTGCTGACGTTGAAGCTGCTTATGTACATGCTTGGAAGCTAGGTTGTAAAGGTATTACAGTTTACAGAGCTGGTAGTAGGGATAAAGAAGTATTGGTAAAAGGCACTGAAGAAAAAGAAAACAATGATATCAC